ACTAAAAAAATTGTTGAAAAATCTTGGTTTAATAGAGGAAGTATGATTATTGTTCAAGGGACTAGAATGGGAGATACTTTCATCCCAAAGAAATACGCTTCAACTTCTGGGCATCAACTCTATAAAATTACTGAGGTTTTTAATAATGGAGATTTGGCGCTACAAACAGAAAGATATAAAGGTGGTATAGCAGAAGATGAATCCTAAAGATTATAAAATTTTATGTATTATGGGTAAAGCTGGAGCTGGAAAAGATACTCTTATGGGAGAGATATTAAATCTCTTCCCAAATATCTTTTCGCCGGTTGTAAGTTTTACATCTAGGCCCAAGAGAGAACATGAAATAGAAGGCGTTAGTTATTATTTTATTCCTAAATCAAAATTCTTATTAAAGATCAAAGACAGATCTATGATTGAATGGACATATTTTAATAATTGGTATTACGGCACAGCACAAGAATCTTTCTCAAAAGATAAAATAAATATTTGCGTATGTAACCCAGAGGGAGTTAGACATTTTAAAAAATTGGGATTTGATATAATGCCAATTTATATTGATGTAAAAGATAAAACTAGACTATTGCGGCAGTTGAATAGAGAAGATGACCCCGATGTGAAAGAAATTATTCGTCGTTATACCACCGATGAAAAAGATTTTCAAAATTTAGAATATGAATTTAAATTTGAAAATGAAGATGGTACTAATTTAACAGAATTAGCTGAACATATTTTATATCAATTTGCCGATTGGGCTAATTTAGATAATTAACTTGTTGGGTTTTTCAAATATATTACGTAGAATTTATTTTTTAAGGAGGTAATTAAATGTATTGTATATATATGCACAAAAATAAAATTAATAATAAGATTTATATTGGGTAGACAAAGAATGGAAAATCGCCAGAAAAAAGATGGCAAGGAGGAAAAGGCTATAAGAACAATCAACATTTTTATAATGATATTTGTACTTTTGGTTGGGATTAGGGCTTTGAACATATTATATTAAATAATAATTTAACCCTAGAAGAGGCTAATAAATTTGAGCAAAAGTATATCAAGGCATTTAATTCTACAGACCCAGCTCGAGGATATAATAGGTCTTTGGGTGGTGGCAATTCCTCAAAAGATTCTTCAGAAGAAAAAACCCATATTTTATCACCAATAATTAAACAAAATAGTTTTTTTGGATATAATGATAAGCAAGGTTTTCTTCGCTCTAATAATATAAAAATAGAAGAAGAAAAGAATAGATATATTAATAAATACCAAAAACTATATAGTGGAAGATAAAATTAGTTAAAGGAGGAATAAAATGAAAGTTATAAAACGAGATGGTTCTAGGGTTTATTTTGATATTCAAAAAATTATTACTGCCATTAATAAAGCTATGATTAGTGTTGATGGTTGTTTATATGATACTGATATTGCAGGAGATATAGCTGAAGAAATTGCCTCTTTGAATAGAGATATGCACGTTGAAGAAATTCAAGATTTAGTTGAAAAGAAACTTATTGCCAGTGAATATCCTGATGTGGCAAAGGCATATATTATTTACCGTAATAAAAGAACAATGGCTCGAGATGGCTGTTCAGATATGATAAAAATTATTAAAGAAAAACTTACTGCATCTAATATTCAAAACCAAAATGCTAATGTAGATGAAGCGTCTTTTGGTGGTAGAATTGGTGAAATGAGCAGTGCTTTAACAAAGAAATATGCTCTTGATTATTTAGTAAGTCCAATGGCAAGAGAAAATCATCTTGAGAATATGGTTTATATACATGACTTGGATGCATACGCCGTTGGTAATCATAATTGTTTATCCATTCCTTTTGATGATTTATTAGCAAAAGGGTTTAATACAAGACAAACCGATGTTCGCCCTGCAAACTCTGTAAATACTGCATTCTAGCTTGTTGCTGTTATTTTCCAGCTTCAAAGTTTACAACAGTTTGGTGGCGTTTCTGCCACTCATCTTGACTGGACTATGGTCCCATACGTAAGAAAAAGCTTTAGAAAACACTATAAAGACGGTCTTAAATATTTTAATAATTTCGTTTCTGACATAGAGAAAAATGATGAAAAATTTTTTACTCTATTTGCGAAAATAAATGGTGTAGATAAAGAACAGGTATACGACATTCCAATTGATCATGATTTTTATAATATGAAAGGATATTCTAAAGCACATAAGTATGCTATGGATATGACAAAGCGTGAAGTTTATCAAGCGGTTGAAGCAATGTATCATAACCTTAAGTAATTAGGGCGACTTAACAGTAATGTTAAGAACTTAGCTATCTAAACGGGGGAGTTCTCATTGAGATAATCCCGTGCTAAATTTGTATCGTTAATATTTTCTTTCAAAGGGGTGAGAAAATGTATTTTGTATATCAGCATATAAATAAAATAAATGGTAAGATTTACATAGGAATTACCAAACAAATTCCAGAAAAACGATGGGGAAAAGATGGTAATAATTATAAATCTAGCCCACATTTTTATTCAGCTATTCAAAAATATGGCTGGGACAATTTTGAACATAAAATTCTATATGAAGGGTTAACTTATAAAGAAGCTTGTGAAAAAGAAAAAGAGCTTATCAAAAAATTCCAATCTATGAATAGAGAATTTGGATATAATTCAACCTCTGGCGGAGATTCTTTTGTAATGAACGAAGAAACCAGACAAAAGATATCCAAATCAATGATGGGAAATCAAAATGGATTGGGGCATCCTTGCTCGGAAGAAAAGAAGAAAAAAATTAGCGAAGCTCAAAAAGGTAGAGAATTTACCGAAGAGCATCGACAGAAACTTTCTGAAGCCGCATAGAGACGCCATGTTCCTTGTTCAGAAGAAAAGAAACAAAAGCTCTCTCAAAGTTATCCTAATAAAAGAAGAGTATATTGCGAAGAATTAGATATAATATATGAATCTGTTCAAGAGTGTAGTAGACAACTTGGCATTCCCGCAACTAATATTTCAAAATTATGTAGCGGCAGAGGAAAAACGCTCAAAGGATATCACTTAAAATATTATAACGATACAATAAATGCCTAACGACTATCCCCATAGAACGGGGAGTAGGGCCAAGCGGTCCGAAATGGTAGCCCCCTCCAAAAGAGGGTGAAGATATAGTCTAATCTTTATGGCGACATAAAGAAGTTCATAAGAGAACTGCGTAAGTTTAGCGAACTTACGTGAATACAAATGTAATACTTTACAATCGCGAAGTGGCAATCAACTTCCTTTCAGTTCTATTAATTATGGTACTTGTACTTTACCAGAAGGTAGATTAGTGACTAAAGCTTTATTAGAAGTTTCTATTGAAGGTCTTGGTTCTCTTCATAAAACAAGCATTTTCCCTTGTGGTATTTTCCAATGTATGAAGGGTGTTAACCGCAAACCCGGCGACCCTAATTATGATTTATTCCAATTAGCTTTGCGTTCTACCGCTCAAAGGTTATATCCTAACTATGCCAATGTCGATTGGTCTGGTAATGCTGGATATGATATTAATGATCCAAGAACATACTTCAGCACAATGGGGTGCAGAACGGCCAATGGCTGGGATATTAACGGATTTGGCCAGCTTAAAGATGGCCGTGGTAATATTTGTCCAGTAACCATTATTATGCCTACATTAGCTAAAATGAGCTATGACCGAGCTGTACTTGATATTGCCGCAATGGGAGCAACTCAAGAAGAAATTGATGAACTTGCAATTAAATATTTTATGATTTTACTTGATCAAAAAATTCATGAGGCAAAAGATATGCTTTTAGAGCGCTTTGACTGGATTTGTTCTCAAAGTCCCGATGGAGCAAAATTTATGTATGAAAATAATGTTATGGCTGGGTATGTACCTGAAGAAGGTATCCGTTCAGCGCTAAAACATGGAACCTTGGCTCTTGGCCAATTGGGTCTTGCCGAAACTCTTCAAATCTTAATTGGTTGTGATCATACTAATCCAAAAGGAATGGATTTAGCTAAACGTATTGAGGCTTTGTTTAATAAACGATGTGCTGAATTTAAAGAGCAATATAAATTAAATTTTGGTGTTTATTATACACCTGCCGAAAATCTTTGCTATACAGCTATGAAAAAATTCAAAGAAACATATGGTGAAATTCCTAACGTTTCTGATAAAGAATATTTTACAAATTCTATCCACGTTCCAGTGTGGAAAGAAATGAGTCCATTTGAAAAAATCGATATTGAAAGTCAGCTAACTGGTTATTCTAATGCTGGATGTATAACCTATATCGAATTGGATTCTGGCGTTAAGAATAATTTACAAGGATTAGAAATTTTAGTAAATTATGCTATGGATAAAGACATTCCATATTTTGCCGTAAATGTTCCCAATGATACTTGTTTAAAATGTGGTTATTGTGATGAATTTAATGATCAATGCCCAGAGTGTGGCAGTAAAGATATCCAACAATTACGTCGAGTAACTGGATATTTAACTGGTAACTATAAAACCGCTTTTAATAAAGGTAAAATTGCAGAAGTGCAAGATAGAAAGAAACATATTAATAAATTAAGAAATTAAGGAGATTTTTTTATAATGCGATATGCTGGAATAAATTTTAATGATTTTTCAGCCAGTCCAGGTGTCTCCGTATCGTTCTTCACACAAGGCTGTCCTCATCATTGTCTTGGATGTCATAACCCAGAAACTTGGGATTTTAACGGGGGTAAAGAATTTACCCCCCAAATTTTAGACGATATAATTACTGGGATTAGTGCCAATGGCATTGAGCGTAATTTTTGTTTAATGGGAGGAGAGCCTCTTTGTGAAGAGAATGAATTTTTATCTTATTTAATTTTATTAACTATAAAAGAAAAAAGTCCAGACACTAAAATTTATATATGGACTGGTTATACTTATGAAGAATTATTAAAACGAGGAGATAAGATATTAAAAATTTTAGAATTAGCTGATGTTTTGATTGATGGCCCTTATATTCAATCTCAAAGAGATGTGTCTTTAGAAATGAGAGGCAGTACAAATCAACGGATAATCAATCTAAAAAATTGACAAAGATAAAAAAATATGATATAATAAAAGAAAAAAAGGAGAATGTGTCTTGGATAATATTTAGGTAAAGACTTTACAAGAGCTATTAGAGATTGAAGTCCCCCAAACTGGTAGCATTTATTACTGTGAAGAAAATTCTCAAGAATATGTTTATAACCCTAATACCAATGAATGGGAAGAACTTTCTTCAATAGATTTCAATGATAATAATGAAGAACAAATTGATGGTATTAATTTATATCAAGTAAATAAAATGTTAATGAAACAAATGCCGATTATGTCTAATGAAAAATTAAAAGACAAAGGCGGTAAAACCATTGAGCAATTTTATTGTTATGCTCATAAATATTATATGCTACTATGTAAAGATTATAATTATTACACCGTTTTTGAATATAAGAGCGGGTGTGGAGAATCTTTTGTTTATGTGGTTTTAGATATAATCAAATCTCTTGGTAATATTCATAGTATAGAGATTAATGGTGATGGAATCCTAGAAATTTGGATTGCCCCAAATGATGATGAAAATCAAGAGATCTATGCATTCTTTTTATTCCCTTATGATAATGGAGTGGTTAATTTTGAATAAAATAGTTTGTGGTATTAATTTATTTGGGTATTCTCATTTCTTTATTTGCCGAGGAGAAAATAGCGAAGCCGTTATGAAACATTTAACTTCAATTGAAGAAGTTAGCAATACTATTAGTAATTTAATAGATCAAAACCAAATATATAATATTCATTTATTCGGCAATGAAGAATATATTGGCGAAATTGTTGCTAATATAAAACAATTTACTGTTTATCATAATCAAGATTTAATAATTGAGGTGAATTAAAATATGAAGATTTTAATTAATTCTGTAGATACTTATAGAGTAAACACTGTAGAAGAAGTTGAACAATTACATGAAGAATTAAAGCAAAATCCTGCTTTTACTTTAGCTTCTTTTAGTTATAAAACTAAATATATCAAAGAAAAGGGCGATATTGTTGAAGAATATCAGCTTGTCCAAGTTAAGAAAATTTTTACTGATGAAAAAGATCCAGAATCTGACGTGTCTATAATTTATGAGGTGAATTAAATGGCAAAATTTGAATTTGTTTCAACCATCCCCAAAGACACTACTTTAAGCCTTCCGGCGAGAAAGACTAAAGAATCTGCAGGTTATGATTTTCAAGTTTCTGAAGATATAATCGTATACCCATATCAACATTTAATGACTGTAATGAAAAATGAACACTATAAACCTTATTCATTAACAGAAATGGCTGATATGACAAAACGTTTATGTACTAAGCCAACTTTGATATCAACAGGAGTAAAGTGTAAATTGGACCCCGGCACTTATTTAGAATTAAGCGTACGAAGCTCAACTCCATTAAAAGACTGGTTGATTTTAGCTAATGGAGTTGGAATAATTGATGCTGATTACTATAATAATCCAGACAATGAAGGACAAATTTATTTTCAGATTATAAATCTATCTCCATTCCCAATCCGCTTAAGAAAAGGCGATATTATTGGACAAGGTATTATTAAAAAATATTTAACCACTGATGACGATAACGCCGATGGAATAAGAGTTGGTGGGTTTGGTTCAACAACAAATGCGTAAAATCTTAGCTTTAGACTAGGCAACGCGCTGTTCTGGATATGCAATTTTCTTTGATAATAAATTAATTAAATTCGGACGAATTTTAACCGAACACCCAAACATAGGTATCCGTTTAAAAGATATACGGTAGCAGGTAGAAAAATTAATCCAAGAGTATGAGATAACAGAAGTTGTAATTGAAGATATATAGTTACAAGAAAATGTCCAAACATTTAAAGCACTGGCTGAAGTGTTTGGTGTAATTTATGAATTGGTTACTGCTTTAGGGCTACCGGTCACAGCAGTCTTAGCTAGCACTTGGAAATCAAAACTCGGGATTCGAGGGAAAAACCGCCCTGAATAGAAAAAAAATGCTTAGCTTTGGGTTGAAAAAACTTATGCTGTTACCCCCACGCAAGATGAATGTGATGCAATATGTATTGGAGAATATTATATAAACAATAATTCTGATTGCTTTGACTGGTCAGAGTAAGATAATTTTCCCTTTTCCATTTTCAAAAACATTGAGAATGGAAAAGGGAGGAATTTTATTTTGGTGGAATTTATTTCAAAATATTGGTCAGAAATCCTTTTGGCTTTAGTTACAGCAGGGGCATTAGGAATTTGTAAATATTTACATAGCCAAGTTAAAAATTATAAAAAACTTTTAGATGAAAAAGATAGTCATGAATTAAATGAAATGATTGATAATAAGATAGAACCTATCCAGTAGGAAATTGAGGAATTGCGTAATTATATGCGTAAAACTAAAGAAACTGAATAGGCTCATATTGATTTAATCGTATCATCTTATCGATTTAGACTAATACAACTATGTAAAATCTATATAAGACAAAAATATATTACACAAGACCAATATGATCAATTAACAGAATTTTATAAAGTATATGTAGGTTTTGGTGGTAATGGACAAGCTAAAGAATATTATGAAAAAGCTATAGCATTACCATTTGCCGAAAAAGAAGATTAAAAAAAGAAAAAAGGAACTTTATATAGATTTTCTATATAAAGTTCCTTTATTTTTCTTTAATACATTTAAAAATTTTGTTAGTTAAATAAATAATCTCTTGGCCATGTGTAGCCATCAAATCAGCTAATAATTCTTCTTGAGCTAGAGTTAAATCCACATTATAGCTGAACATTGCGGCGTGAGTTAATTCATGACATAAGACCTTTTTAATCTAATTAAGATCTAACTAATCATTGATATAAATTGTTTTATAATTATCATCGCAAGCGCCAATAGCAAATGATCCATCACTTCTCATAAGCTAACGATGAAAAGGGGACACTAGATGTATCCCCCAGAATTCACCATTAATATACATTTTATTTAGCGCTTATCTTAGATGCGAGAGTAGAAATTTTTGTACTCAAATATTGTTTTTCTTCTGCAGAAGCTTCATCAATCATTTCTAAAATGTCTGATGTTAATTCTTGCATATATTTTTCTAACTCTTTCATCTATTTGGTTTTATCATGATGCATTTCTTTAGATTCCATATAGGTTTTTCTAGACCAATGGCTTTTACCTTCTCTTGGATCGCGAACTTCAACAGGATATTCTCTCTCTGTATAATATCTGCCTCCGCCAGAACCATTAGCCCCAGAGGTTCCATTACCATTCATATTAGAACCATTGCCGCTACGGTCTCCGCCATAATACATTTTTCCATGGCCTCTATCCATATCTCGCTCATATGGATATTCAGGGTAAGGATATAAATATTCTCTAAAATATTTAGGCTGAGATTTATAATGTTCTTCTTCTTTCTCGGCCTTTTCCATTGATTTGGTAATAGTACAATAATAAATTGCTTCTTCTAAATCTTTTACCATATCAACAACTTCACCCAGTTCTTTAGTGTCAACTGAATCTAAATGAGTCATTTGACCTTGTATGCAACTAACTAAAGTGTCTTTCATGCTTTTTAGTCTTTCCATTTTTAAACCTCCTTTTATGCTACTCTTTCAACAATTAAATTAGCATTTTGAACTTCTATTGGTTGAGTGCTGACATTTTTAACACTTATTTGAGAGCAACAACCTTTTGGGATGTCTAAAAATATAGCACTAAAAACATTATTAAATTCACTTACTGCGGTTGGTGTCTCAATCATTGTGGTCGTTGCCACTGGCTCACCATCAATAGCGATGGCTAGTGAAATAGCTTCAACAGTTCCATCAGCTGGAATTGCTATATTACCACCAAAAGACACTCTGAAACGAGCTCGGCATTGGCCGGTAAGCCCTTTCAGGCTTACCAGACCACTACCTTCACGATGTGTAATGGAGCAACTTCCGCAAACAACTGTATCGCTAAATAGAACATTTTGATTTTCATTTACAGTTTGTATAGCATTAGCAGTAATTTCCATTATGGTTAATTCCCTCCATATTCAATAATTATTTTATTTCTTAGCAGGCGCAACTGCAAGAATTACCATATCCAACAGAGTATGGATAACCATAGCAACAATTAGGATTTGGTACAAAGTATGCGGGGATTGGGCAAGGCTCTTTTAACTGACTTACCAGATAGTTATTCTGAGCTTGCTGAGATGCCGCAAATTTTAAGGTTTGATTTTCTGCGGTTAGAGTTGCAATCTTGTCTTGTGTTAAGAAGTCAAGAATAGAACGAATACCAGCATTATTACTTTCAAGAATGTCTCTTGTGCTATCACTAATAGCTCTGCGAGTATCGCAAGCTTGAGTAGCTAAATTATAATTGGTGTCGCTAAAACCTTTTTCAATAGCCCTCTGAGTTGCGCAGCAGCAAGCAGCAGAATCAGCAGCCATAG